ATCCTACAAATCCAACAGAGCCAGTAAAGCCTACACCCTGAGATCCTACAAATCCAACTGATCCAGTAAAGCCAGCTCCAGCAGATCCTACAAACCCTACTGATCCAGAAAATCCTACTGACCCTGTGAATCCAGATGATCCAGTAAATCCTACAGATCCTGTAAAGCCTATGGATCCAGTAAATCCAGCTGATCCATTAAACCCTACTGAACCAGTGAATCCTCTCGAACCGTCAAACCCTTTTGATCCAACAAATCCAGTTCCAGTAGATCCTGTAAATCCAGCTGATCCATTAAACCCTACTGAACCAGTGAATCCATCTCCGCTTCCACCACCAGTACGCCAATATACTGTAGTTCCATTAGAACTAAGTACTTGGCCATTTGATCCAACAGCACCATTGGCTACAATAGATTGTACAGAAAGAGTTGAAAGATTACTACCAACTTCAAAAACAACACTGCCATTCGACACGTGAATTTTTTGATCAGTCAAGTTAATGGCTAACTCGCCGGGATAAATATATTGGGTATTTGCGGTATTAGCCGCTTCTGGCAATCGCCCTGAAACTGAAGTTCTTTTATGAACAATAGGTATCGTATTTGCCATATGGTCTCTTCTGCAGATATATATCTTGTGCATCAACTATTTAGTTGACATTTATTTAAAACTATTTATAATGGATCTAATATGAAGATTGCTTTTATTGATACACTTGGCTTGACGTATGATGGATCTACTCTTTCAAAGAGAGGTCTAGGTGGATCCGAATCTGCTGTAATTCGTATGGCTCATGAGTTAGCTCAAATTGGATTTGATGTTACAGTATTTAATGATTGCACGTCTGATGAATCACAATCTGGTATATATCATGGAGTTACGTACACTCCGCTTGAAGCTGCTACAATAGCTCAAACTCCATTTGATGTTTGTATAGTTTCTAGATCCATTCGGCCATATTTCGAAAGCTGGTATGTTTGTGCAACAGCACGACATAAAGTTCTCTGGATGCATGATACCTTCTGTGAAGGTGATAATGAAATTGAAAATCTTATTGTCCAGGGAAAAATTGATGAAATCTTTACTCTTTCTGATTGGCACACTGGTTACGTAACGCACGCAGATCATGGTCGGCGACGTAACTTTGATATTCTAAAAAATCATATCTTTATGACTCGCAACGGAATCGGGAATATGAATCCCGGTTGGATTGATGTTCGTGAAAAAGATCCAGATCTATTTGTATTCAATGCTTCAGTCACAAAGGGCATGGTTCCACTTGTCAAGCAAATCTGGCCAAAAGTAAAAGAACGTATTCCACAGGCAAAACTTAAGATTGTTGGTGGATACTATAAGTTTCGTGAAGCTTCTGGTCCAGATCAACAACAAAAAGACTGGACAGAAATGTCCTTACAGCATGGTAAAAATATAGATTTTACTGGAGTAATTACTCAACAAGAGATTTCCGATATTTTGCGTGAAGCAAGTTATATGATTTATCCGGTTGGGTTTCCAGAAACATTTGGTATCTCAACACTCGAAGCACTAGCTCACAACGTTCCACTTATTACATGCCGGTTCGGCGCTCTCGAAGAGACTGCTATTGATCTTGCTTCATGGAAGATTAACTATCCAGTCGAGCCAAATTGGGCTTTACCATGGCTTGATCAAAATTCACAGGTAGATATTTTTGTTGACGCAGTAGTGAATGCGTATAATAACAAGTATCTGCATCAACAAAAAATGTATGCTTGTAATCAAGTCAAAGATATTTGCACCTGGGATACTGTTGCTCTACAGTGGAAGCAGCATCTCTATCATAAGCTCGGTGAATACCTGCCTGTTGATGAATATCGTAAGGTAACAAAGATCAACGACAAGGTTCGTAGAGTATTCAACCGGCGATTCTTGAATAAAGAAGAGATGCGTGAATCATGCCAAAGTCCTTTTTGGCCAATCTCGATTATTACACCGGTCTATAATGCAGAGAATTATATTGTAAAATGTATTGCTTCTGTTGCACAACAGGACTATCATAACTACGTGATGCATATCATCGATGATTGCTCTACTGACAATACGGCGCAAGTAGCACAAGAGTATATTGACTCTTTACCAGAGGATATTCGATATAACTTTGTTCTTCATAGAAACGGTGAAAACCTTGGAGCCGTCTGCAATCAGGTGAACACCATCGAAAAAGAGTGTGGCCATGATATAGTCATGCTACTTGATGGAGATGATTGGCTGATCAACGATCCGAATCTATTCCATAAGTACAATAACCTCTACAATGAAGGCGCAGAGTTTACTTACGGATCTTGTTGGTCTGTAGTAGATAGTATTCCTCTCATTGCTCAGGAGTATCCACCTGAAGTAAAGAAATCAAAGACATATCGAGATTATAAATTTAATTGGAATATGCCATACACTCACCTGCGTACATTTAAAGCTCATTTGATGCATGACTTTTTGCGGGCAAATGGTAACTATGCGTTCAGAGATGAAGATGGCAATTGGTTGAAGGCGGGTGGAGACACTGCAGTATTCTATTCAATGATTGAGGCTGCTGATCCGGATAACGTCGTATGTGTTTCTGATATTGTGTATAATTATAATGATGCTAATCCACTTAATGATTATAAAGTCAATTCTACTGAACAAACAAAAACTGCTACTAAAGTATTGAATAAAATTCCAAAGATTAAATCTAAAGACTATAGTGCAATATTACAAAGATTAAGAGAGCTTCATGATCAACGATTGCTCCCACAACAACACGTAGATTATTTGTGGAAAATGAAGAACACGGGTGTTGAGCCAAAAGTAATTTACGATATTGGTGCCTGTGTTCTTCATTGGACAAACAGAGCTAAACAAGTATGGCCGAACTCCAAATTTATTCCTATTGAAGCAATGGAGGAAGTTGGTGAATTATATGCTGAAAGTGGATTTGATCAATACGTAGCCGGCTGCATACTCAGTGATAAGCAAGAAGAAGTATACTTCTATGAAAATCTAGAGCACCCAGGCGGCAATTCTTTATTTAAAGAAAATGCTCAATTATCGCCTCGGGCAGAAGAACTTTTTCCGGAAACTAGCAAAGTAAAAAGAACTACACAAACACTCGATAACATCGTTAATATTATGAATTTGCCAAAGCCTGATCTGATTAAAATGGATATACAAGGCGCAGAATTAAGTGTATTAAAAGGTGCGCACAATACTCTTACACACTGTAATCATTTAATACTAGAATTACAGCATGTTGACTATAACTTCGGAGCGCCGAAAGCTCAAGAAGTAATTGAATATCTAAAAACTATTGGATTCAATCTTGTGAACGATGGAATGTTTTGTGAAGGTGATCTTAAAGTAGACGGTGATTATCACTTTGTCAAGGAAAATAAAAATACTTTAAAAGATGATGAACAAAAGTTTTCTGTAGTAGTTCCTACTATGTGGAAGTGTGATCAATTTAAAGACACTCTTCAAAAATTAATTGACTGTGATGTTGTTGATGAAATCATGATATATGATAACAATCCAACGGCCGCATTTGATCTGCCTGAAAGTAAAAAGATTGTATTACTGGGCACTGGAAAAAATGATTATGTAAATCCAGTTTGGAATGAGTGTACTAAGCGAGCTAAGAATGATTACGTCTTACTCTTGAATGATGATATCGATTTTGAAATGGATATTTTTGAGAAAGTAAGACCATTTGTTGCTAATACAAATAATGGAGTTATAGGACTGTGCGCTGGATTAGAGCAATTTAATCAGCCAGTAGTTACGGATGGTTCTATCGATATCATCGTACCTCCTCAGGGATATCACCATTTTGGTTTTGGTTGTTTGATGTTTGTCAACAAGAAAAACTGGAAAGATATTCCGAAAGAACTAAAGGTTTACTTCGGGGATTACTATATCTGGGATTACTGCATAACTCAAAATAAACAGCCATACATTATTACTAACTTTGCTTACACTACAAAATGGGCCCAAACCACCGGTGCTATTTACAACGAAATATCTGAAATGCATGAATTTGAAAAGAAAGCATACGAGAATATTTTACACGATCTACATTCAGGCGAAACAAGAGAGGAAGTTAACATTACTAAAAATATTTTGATCGCTATTCCATGTAAGAATGATATCGAAGCTGATACCTTTAAATCAATCTATGATCTCATTATTCCAGAAGGATACAAAGCTCATTTCCAGTACTTTTATGGCTATGCTGTAGATCAGGTACGTAACCTTATTGCTGAATGGACTATAAAGGGATATGATTATCTATTTGCAGTAGATCACGATATTGTCTTTGCTCCGGATACTCTACAGAAGTTGTTAGATGCAAAGAAGCCTATTGTATCTGGAATCTATCGTCAAAGACTCGAAAAGCAAACAATTGAAGTTTATGATCGTGATTATCGTCATCTTCAATATGAAGATCTTCATGGCAAGGGATTGATAGAAATTGGTGGGTGTGGATTTGGATGCGTACTTGTTCAAAAAGAAGTTTTCGCTAACTTAAAATATCCACACTTTGTATATCATCAGGCCTTAAATCACGCTAATACTTTTAGTGAAGATCTTGATTTTTGCAAAAAAGCAAGAGAAAAAGGTTATACCATTTGGTGTGATACGTCAATAGTATGTGGACATGTTGGCCAAAAAATCTGGTTGCCAGAATTACCAAAGACAGAACCAGAAGTATCACCACAACTTGCTCGCTTGCGTGAATTGCGTAACATGGATCTGTTTCCACAAGACCATGTTGACTATTTAAAGAGTTTGAAAAAGAGTGGATTTAATCCAAAAGTAATTTACGATATCGGAGCGTGTGTTCTTCATTGGACAGATAAAGCTCGTACGATTTGGCCAGATGCTAAGTACGTTGCATTTGATGCTATGGACGCCGCGCAGTTAATTTATCAAGAAGACGGCCTCGCATACGCATGCGGTGTTCTTGGAAGTGAAGATAATAAAGAAGTAGACTTCTGGGAAAATACAGATAACCCTGGTGGCAATTCAGTTTATAAAGAAAATATTGAATTAAGTCCGCTCGCAGATCAATTATATAGTAAGCCAGTTAAAAAGTTAACTGGAAAACTAGATACTGTTATTAAGATGTTTGATTTCCCTACACCAGATCTTATTAAGATGGATGTTCAGGGTTCTGAATTAAATGTTCTGAAAGGAGCAACTAATACTCTTAAAA